AAAAGATACTAATTAGGAGAACAAAATTATGGCATCAACTTATACGGCTCTCGGTGTAGAACTAATGGCAACTGGTGAAAACGCCGGTACATGGGGAACAAAAACTAACACCAATTTAAATATTATAGAACAAATTTCAGGTGGTTTTTCTGCACAATCAATAGCAGGTGGAGCACAAACTACAGCTCTTTCAGTTTCTGATGGATCAACTGGAGCAGTTATGTCTCACAGAATGATTGAGTTTACGGGTTCTATTACTGGAAACCAAATCGTAACAATTCCTTTAGACGCACAAACATTTTATTTTTTAAGAAATTCAACATCAGGTGCTTACACAGTACAATTTAAATATGCTTCTGGTTCAGGAGACACATTTACTTTTTCAGCAACTGATAAAGGTGATGCTGTTGTATTTGCAACTGCAAACGATGGAACTAACCCAGACATTTACACACTACCAGCTGGTACTGTAACTCTTACTGGAACACAAACTTTAACAAATAAAACACTAACTTCTCCTAAAATTGGAACTTCAATTTTAGATACAAGCGGAAATGAGTTATTTAAATTAACTGCAACAGGTTCAGCAATTAATGAATTAACTTTTGCTAATGCAGCTGCTGGAAATGCACCATCCTTTACGGCTTCTGGGGGAGATACTAATATTAACATTAATTTAGTGCCAAAAGGAACTGGTCAAGTTCAAGCAAATGGTAGTGGATTAGCAACAACAGGAAAAGCTATTGCAATGGCATTAGTTTTCGGATAAAAGGATCACAGGAGAATAAATTATGTCAGCACCAAATCTAGTAAACGTATCAACGATAACAGCTAAGTCTGTTCAAGAAGCTTTGACAACTACATTAACAAATGAAATTCTTGCAAACGCAGGATCATCTGGAAAAGTATTTAAAGTTAACAACATTATAATTGCAAACATTGATGGATCAAGTTCTGTCGATATTTCAGTTTTTATAACTAAATCAGGTGGATCACCTATAGCAATTGCGAGTACAGTTTCTGTACCAGCAGATTCTACATTGATTGCATTTGATAAAAACTCTGCTATCTATCTTGAAGAAGGCGATAATATTGAAGCTGGCGCAAGTGCCAACTCAGACGCTGTTATTACAATAAATTACGAAGAGTTAAGTTAATAGGAGAAGATTGAATGGCAAGTTATGCTAAAATCGATCCCAATAACATTGTAATAGAAGTACATGTTGTAAATGATTCAGATGAAAATGGATCAGAAGAAAACGGAATAGCTTTTTTAACATCAGTTTTTGGAGACCCCTCTCCTAATTTTTGGAAAAAAACTTCTGTCAATACAGCTAGAGGAACTCATTTACTTGGTGGAACTCCTTTTAGAAAAAATCATGCAGGATTAGGTTTCACTTGGGATGAAGCTCGAGATGCTTTTATTCCTCCACGACCTATGAAATCTAATCAAGCTATAACTCATAATTCTTGGGTGTTTGATGAAGATCAATGTGCTTATATTGCACCTATACCATGGCCTACTCAAAGTCATCCAGAGCCAGGTCATACGGATCTTGATGGTTTGGAAATGATTCATTCATGGGATGAACATAAACTAAGATTTGTTGGTCGTAAAAACATAATACCTCACCCACCTTATGATCAGCAGACTCTATATGCATGGAATCCTGATACGGGAACATGGTCAGATAGCGGCTTTACATTTGCACAATTTATAGATATAAATTACACGGGAGATTAATTATGGCATCAGATACAACTAATAACAGATTAAACGGCGGAGTCGTAGGAGCTTCAGTTGAAAATTCTGGTACTACTCCCGCAGAGACAACAACTTTTACTGCTTCTGGTACTTGGTCAAAACCAGCTAGTGCTACTACTGTAGATGTAGTAGTATGCGCAGGTGGAGGCGGCGGTATGGGAGATAGTGGCTCTGGAGGCGGAGGCGGTGGTCTCAGAGAAGCTACAGGAATTTCTGTAACAGGACCAGTTGCTGTAACAGTAGGTCAAGGCGGTAGTGGTGGAACAAATAGTGGGGGTTCACAAGGAAACCCTTCTGTTTTTGCAACAACTTTTTCACCCAGCCAATCAACATTTTTAGGAACAGGTGGCGGTAAAGGAGGAAGAGCCGCAACTGACTCAGGGGGACAAGGGGGATCAGGTGGAGGTTCATCTGGAACAACAGGTCAAGGAAACGTACCCCCATTTTCACCTCCTCAAGGAAATCCAGGTGGACAAAGTCCAAATGGCAAAGGTGGTGGCGGCGGAGCTGGTAGCTCAGGATCAGGTGGATCAGGCGGTAGCGGCGCAACAACAACTTTAGGAGGACCGGGTACAACTCTTTCTGCTGGAGGTCCAGGCGGAGCTGGTGGAGCTGCTGGTGGAGCAAACACAGGTAACGGAGGTCACGGAAACCAACCTCATGGGTCTTTTGGAGGCGCTGGCGGATCAGGAAGAGTAATTGTTCAAGTTCCTGCAACACCATTTGCTTTTTACGGATCTGGTGTTTGGGACATGCAAGCACTTTATACTTATGTTAAAGCTGACGAGTGGTCTTAATTTTTTAAAATTGATCTACATCAATTCTTAATCTTATTCTTTACAATTTAATTTAAATCAATTATATTCTGTTGATACAGCATGATTGGATTAAAAAATTACTATTGGTACTTTAAGGGAGAAATTCCTGAAAATGTTTGTGATGATATTGTAAGGCATGGAAACTCACAAGTATTAGACCAAGGTTTAGTAGGAAGCACAGATAACGTAACTAACAATAAAGAGATTAGAAAATCTGAAGTTTGTTTTTTAAATGATCAATGGCTTTATAATTTAATATTACCCTATGTTCATATAGCTAATAAAAATGCAGGCTGGAATTTTGATTGGAATTGGTCTGAATCTATTCAATTTACAAAATATAAACCCGATGAATTTTATACTTGGCACGCTGACGATATGCCATCACCTTTTGGAGAAAAATCCCATCCTAATTATAGAGATAAAATTAGAAAACTGTCTGTAACTGTAAATCTCACAGACCCCAATGAATACACTGGTGGTGATTTTGAAATAGACCTTAGAAATAATACAGAGGGTAGACAAATTATTACTTTTGATGAAGTAAAACCAAAAGGATCTATATTAGTATTTCCTTCTTTTGTAACTCATCAAGTAAGACCTATAAGAACTGGAGAAAGAAATTCTTTAGTTATCTGGAATTTAGGACCCCCATGGAAATAATTGTATTAGGTGGTGGAAGTGCTGGTTGTATGACAGCCTATACTTTAAAAAAATTATTTCCAGAAAAAGAAATAATAATGTTACAAAGTAAATCAATTCCAATTATTGGTGTAGGAGAAAGTACACTAGGACAGATTAATCAATGGCTTTCTTTAGTTGGGATTAAAGATGAAGATTTTATGAAAGAGTGTAATGCTTCCTATAAATTAAGTATTCGGTTTCAAGATTTTTATAAAAAAGGTGATGGAGGATTTCATTATCCCTTTGGTTTACCAGAAACATCTAATACAATAGCAGATTTTAATGATTGGTATTTTAAAAAAATAATGTACCCCGAGACTCCTGTGTCTGATTTTGCTGATTCTTATTATCCAACAATGGCTTTAGTTAATCAAAATAAAATCTTTGATTCAAGAAAAGAAAAAATAAATTTAGGTAGATATGACTTTAAACAAAACACAGGCTATCATTTTGATGCAACATTATTTGCTCAGTTTCTTCAAAAAAAATTTAAAGAAATAAAAGGAACGATTATTGAGGACGATGTGGTTGATGTTAAAACTAATGAAGAAGGAATTGATTATTTACAAACAAGTAATAATGGAAAATTAAAAGCAGATCTTTTTATAGATTGTACCGGTTTTAAATCTTTACTACTGGGCAAAACTTTAAAGGAACCTTTTATAAGTTACGAAGATATCCTACCTAATAACTCAGCATGGGCCACAAGAATACAATATAAAGATAAGAAAAAAGAATTAGTACCATACACAAACTGCACCGCTATTGAAAATGGTTGGGTATGGAATGTACCGCTGTGGAGTAGAATGGGAACAGGGTATACTTATTCAGATAAATATATTTCAGATGAAGATGCTCTTACAGAGTTTAAAAAATATCTTAAAAGAGATGATTTAGATTTTAGAAATTTAAAAATGAAAGTAGGCATTCATAAAAGATTGTTTGTAAAAAACGTCTGTGCGATAGGGTTAGCTGCAGGATTTATAGAACCATTAGAAGGTAATGGACTCCTATCTGTCCATGAATTTTTAATAAGACTAGTAAGAATTTTAGGTAGAGGAAGTATATCTAATTTTACAAAAGAACAATTTAATTTATCTTGTACAAATTCCTTTAGATACTTTGCAGAATTTGTTGCTATTCACTATGCTCTTTCTGCAAGAACCGACACTCCTTATTGGAAAGCAATTCAAAAAAGAGATTATAATTTAAAATCTTTTTATAAAACTACTGACAGCATGTTTCAGGATTTAGCTTTTTGGAGATTCTCTAACTTCTCTTATTCTAATGATCATGGCGCGGCTTGTATATGCACAGGTATGAACTGGGGAGCTACGGATGAATTTGCTTTAAAGTATGGTTTATATTTAAATGATCTTAGAGCAATGTACCCAAGTTGGCAACCATCCATTATTAACTTAGAAAAAAGAAAACGACGATGGAACGATGCAGTAAACCATTGCTTATCTTTGTATGATTTTCTTAATAAAAATATATACCATGAAACAAATAAATAATTTACAAATATGCTTCTTTTAAAATTATTTCCCACCCCTGTTGTTGTCTTTGATTTTAAACCTTTAAGTGAAGAGGAAACATCTACTATAGTTAATACACCTTCTGGTAATACTAAAAATACTTACTTAGACAATGTTTCTTCTAGTGATAAGAATATTTTAGAAAATAAAAAATTAAAAAGACTTAGAGACGCTATACAAGCATGTATTGATAGATATAAAAATGAAGTCATGAGTTGTGATGAAGAATTATATATGACTAATTCATGGGTTAATTTTTTACCTCCACAACAAAGACACCCTATGCATTATCATTCTAATAGTATTGTTTCAGGAGTTTATTATATTAAAACAGACGAGGAAACGCCTGATCTTGAACTTGAACACCCTAACACAAACCTATGGCGTTTAACCTGGAAAAGAAAAGAGTTTAATCATGAAAATAATTTATCAACTTTTGTTAAAGCAAGAGACAACCGGTTGGTTTTATTTCCTTCTACTGTTTGGCATAGTGTAAATAAAAATCTGTCTTCAACAACAAGAATTTCAATATCCTTTAATACTTTTTTAAGAGGAAATCTTGATTCTAATGATTATTTAGCGGAGTTGCCATTAAAATGAAACCTTTAGTAATAGATAATTTAATCCCGGAAGTATATCAAAATGAATTAAAGCAAACGTTATCGTATGTACCTCTGTATTATACATCAAGTATTGGATATGATGAAAACACTCCCCCTACTGATGGAATTAAATTTTTAGATAATGTAGGTTTTAGTCATTCTTTAGTTATGCAGGGAAAAGAAGATTCTATGGAATGGGGATTGTTTAGACCTATTTTATATTTCTTTGCAGAAAAAACAAATGTTTTTGTTAAACAAGTTTTGCGAGTACGACTAAGACTTACTCTTCAACATCCTGATAGGGAAAAATTTTTATTTAACAAACCCCATACAGATTTGCCTGAACATAACGGACCGTATAAAACTTTAGTCTATTACATAAATGATTCAGATGGAGATACTTTTATTTTTGATAAATTTTTTAATAGAGAGGATTCTACAAATGTTTTAAAAGATATAGATAAAAAAATTATCTTACAACACACACCTAAACAGGGAAGTGCAGTTTATTTTGAAGGACATCAATACCACGCTGGCAATACTCCTATTAAATATAAGCACAGATATATTATTAACTTTGATTTTACAGTATGAATGATTTTAATATTAATAATTATATGGTTGTAAAGAAAGCTATCTCTACCGAGATGGCTAAATTTATTTATGATTATATTTGTTTAAGACGAAAAATAGCGGGTTATTTATTTGAAGAAAAATTGATACCTGCTTTTACTCAACATTTTGGTTATTGGGGTGACGGACAAGTTGATAATACTTATCATGTTTACGGAGATACAGTAATGGAAATACTTTTACTTAAACTAAAACCTTTAATGGAAAAGCAAATAGAGCAAGAGTTAATTGAAATGTATTCTTATTGTAGAATATATAAAAAAGATGATGTCTTAGATCGACATAAAGATAGACCTAGTTGTGAGATATCTACAACAATGAATTTAGGGGGTGATCCATGGCCAATATATTTAGATCCTACAAATACAGATATACCGCCAGAAAATGATCCTTACAAAGTTATTGGAAATAAAGGTATGAAAGTAGAATTAGACCCCGGAGACATGTTGATATACAAAGGATGTGTTCTTGAACATTGGAGAGAATCTTTTCAAGGCAACAACTGTGCTCAAGTATTTCTTCATTACAATATTAAAAATGAAGACTCAGAAAAAATTAAATATGATTCAAGAAAATTTATAGGAATACCTAAAATATGAGAACAATAACATCTGTTAATTCCGGTGAGATATTTCCCTTTATTGTATCAGATAACTGGTATTCTCCTGAAGAAGAAAAATTAATTTGGAAAGAATTAGATTTTTATTATCGACCAGATAATTTGGAACGAGCTGCTGATTATTCAGCAAAACAAGATGGAGTTAATTTAAGTAACAGTTGGAGAATATATCCTGATGCTATGTTTACTGAAAATTATAAACACGTTTCTTCAATCATGTCAGCCACGAAAAAGTTTCAAGATAAAGGGTTTCAAGATTTTATAAAAAAAGCTATGCCTCATGGTGTTCAATTTTGTCTTACGGATAGAAACTCTTCTATAATTAGTTATTATGATAATGCTCATGAATATAAAACTCATCATGACAACCCTCAATTTACTGCTCTTATATGGTTTTTTAAAGAACCTAAAAAATTTACGGGAGGAGATTTTATATTTACACAACCTAATGTGAATGTTAAATGTAAACATAATCGTATGCTATTATTTCCAAGTTATTATTTACATAAAGTTACTCCTGTTCTTTTAGATAACGAATACAGAAATAAAGGACTAGGTAGATTTACCATTACTCATTTTTATTGGAGTCACTCTTAATGTATCACAAAAACTTTTTACTAGATTCATTATGTGACTGGTTTATAAATCTATATAAACGAAGCGATGATAAAAAACAGGTCTTTAATGACAAAAAAGTCTTAAGGCTTTACGATTTGATTGCAGAAGAAGATGATGTAAAAAGAATGATTACTTTTATGAGTTATCATATTGCTAATGATATGCCTGCTCAACGTTTTTACGTTAAAAATATTGAAGTTGTGGAATGGAATGAAGGTCAAAGTATGGATTGGCATAGAGATTATCCTTTTTATGAGGGTACTTCTATAATATTTTTAAACGATGATTATGAAGGTGGTGAATTAGTAACAGCTAATGATCCATCTGACGCTATGAAACATACAAAAATAACACACTCCCCTAAAAAAGGATCTGTTGTTAGTTTTTCAAATAGACTCTACCACAAAGTTAACCCTGTTATTAAAGGAAAGAGGTATACTTTAGCTGTTTGGTATGATTTACTTTAAAGATATAGCGTTAAATAATAAAATATAGTATATTCTAACCTTTAATTATATAATAGAAGACCACTATGCTACAAAAATTAGGAATTGTCCCCGGATACAACAAACAAGTTACTGAATTAGGCGCTGAAGGACAGTGGTTTGA